TAAGGAGCGACCCTATAACTTCCGTAGCGTTTTAATGGCTAGGCACGACTGGTTACGTCCAACTTTCACCCGACATTCAGAATATTTGTTTTAAGCATAACAATATCAGTATCGTTCATCTGCACATTTGGGCTACTTGTACTTATCTTTGGTGTTATTGGCCGATTGCTCGGCCTCAAGTGCAAAACGGTTTATTTTAGCATTTCTGGTTTGGCTCTTACTGCTACATAAGACCTAGCCAGATTATTCTCTCACAGAGAGCGTCTATTGTCACCGCCACCGTCTGATAATGATCTAACTACGCACAATCTCCATACTATGTACACCCTCAATCTTCTTTCACGTCATGACCTCTTCCGATCGCCCGGAAGAGAGTTGCTTATCTTCCTGCAATATCTCACAACAAGCGCAACGGGAATTATATACACAATCCAAGCGAGGTATCACCCTCTCTGCACTTGGTTATCTAGTAGATTGTTTAAAATTTGTGTACAAATATTATACCACTATCCAGTAAATAAATCAAAAGATTTTCTGTTATAATAGACATTTTTAAAATTTTCCGTTTAAACGAAAAAAGCCCTACCAGCAATTTAGCCAGTAGGGTTGAATTAAATTTTAATATTTCTATTTTTTTATTTTTTAGTTGTAGTAATTTACCAGATCGTCCTTATCCCAGACCGAGAGCCAGACTGTGCCGAATTGTCCGAATTCGAAGCTCCTGTAGTAATATCCACCGTAGTATCCGCCATCGCCAGTATCAGTGATGTGTACTTCGTCTACTTCAAAGCTAAAGTACATACCTGCCTTGAAGTCCTTGTCTTCTCCATCTGGTACGTGGTTTCCGTTTTCATCTACCCAATTCACCAAACTAACAGGGATTCCGTTTTCTCATTACTACCCACTATTCCTAGCGGGATTAGACTATATCTTACTTTAGATATTTTCTGTCATACTTTCCAAAATACTTCTTTTCTGCTTCAATCCTTAATTTTTCGGCTACTGATTTGTCCTTAGATGAACCTAAAAAAATCCTTTGTTTTCCAACTTGGATTCTAGCAACCCACAAACCTTTTCTGTTTAAGTTGACACCTTTAATTTTAGAAACGTTGTTTTTATAAATTTTTTTGTTCATCATGTTTTCTTGATGACTTACCACTCTTAAATTACGTCTTCTGTTATCTAAGGTATTGCCATTTATGTGGTCAACGCTTTGATTTTTGTCTGTAACAGACATAATCCGTCTTGAAAGTATCTTTTTACCTTCTTCGTACACATAAACAGAATAGTAATTAGTCTTTTTGTCTTTTTGAATGTAAAGCGTCTTATTATATTTTTTGAAAACATCAACGTCAAGTAAAACTTCTTTCTCATCCACAAAAACACTAACATAATCTTTGTGATATTTATAAGGATATTCTTTTTTCCACCTACATTCATTTGAACAAAACGAATTAGAAACGTAATTATTGTACTTATAACGTTTGTATTGTGAATATGTAGGCGTAAATATTTTTCCACATCTACAGCAAGGAATATCTGTTATAGTAATCTTTGATTTCCCTTGTTTTTCAAGCGAACACTCATCTGAGCAGAAAACAGATTTTCCTTGTTTTACTCTGGTAACCTGTTTTTTTGAAAGTTCGAATGTTGTATGACAGTTGGTGCAAACACCACGTTTGGTTTTACTCATCTTATGATACCATCTTTCTAAAGTCTAAGTGCTTCCACTTACGTACAAATAGTAAGCGTACTCCCTAAAGGGATAGTCGTTACACCTTTCTGATACTATTATACCATACTCGGCACGGTATTGCCCGTTCTGGGTGTCCACCGTTAGCCATGCTTTTTGCATGACACCGCTTTGTTTGCGTTCACTTAGTTTATACTGAGCCGAAAATTAGTTAACCCAGTCGAACCCGACAGGGCATAGGTAATCACACTTGATTTGGTAAATGTCGTTAACGAGTTGTACGTCATTTGCCAAATAGTAAGCCTTGCTACTTGGTTTACGTGAGTCAGACGGAGCCACTGCTGTGTTAGGCAATGGTTTTTCTGGCGCGTTGCCATTGTAGCGCCAAACCTCAATATAAGTTGGATTATTTGCGTTGTAGTAGTAATCCCACGGATAAGCGTTAATGGCTTGTCCAGGTGCTCCTTGAGTTGAGTAATCGCAACTGATAAAATTAACCGAATCTAGCATTGCTCCGACGTGACCACCAGCACCGCCAGAACCAGCCATGTCTGCGCTCCATGACATCATGACAATGTCGTTACGTTGAGCGTTCCAGTCTTCGTTTCGGCTGATGCGTACCCAGCCAACTCTTGCCAATTGTGCCCCAAGAGTCACCGTAGATGGTAACCCTTGGATAGCAAATCCGTTATCTTTCAGCGCTTGAGAAATAGTTCCTGAACAGTCTCCTGTACCGTCTGTGCCGTTACGACTGCCTAGCATGGAATAAGTAATAGTTCCTTGACGAGCTTCAAACCAGCTTGCAATATCTGCCATGTGTTTTCTCCTTTAAATTTATTAGTCTTCTTTTGGTTTGTTGTAATCTAGTGCTTGACGGCTATCTGTAAGTCCTGCTGTAGTTGGGTCATTGACAATCCCAATCAAGACAAGGAATGCAAACAGAACATTGATGAAGACTAAAATCTTATCAATAGTTACTCCAAACTCAAGCTTGATACCGAAGATATCAGCGAAAGCTTGGAAGAGCAAGGCAAGCGCTGGTACAAGAGCAAGCCAGAAGTTTTTGTTTTTCAAACGTACAGACCAGTTAATATTTTTCATATTATATTTCCTCTTTTTCTTATTATCGATTGCTAGTGATTAAAGTCTTAAGCTCTCTTACGTCTTCACTCAAGACCTTAACTTGTTCCGCCAAGACCAAAATAGCCTTGTTCTGTTCATCGTGGTTGTCTAAGCGTTTGCTAGCCGAAGCCTTGAACTCTCTTAGATTCTCGATGTCTTTTTCCATGATGGTGTTTCTGTTCTCCTCTTTTGTGGCCCGATCCCTCATCGAGAGATACAGGCCTAAAACAGGGATTAGAGATAGCCCCAATTGCAAAATAAATCTTTCGTATCCTGGCATAAGCACCCCTTTCTATTCTTTAGGCATAGTCCAAGGGAATGCTGCACCAACACCAGCTAGTTCGAGCGAACCGCCCGTTTTAAACTCAGATACCGACTGACCATCATAAGTAAAGTCTTTGTTGACTTGTACCAACACACGCTTGCCTTCTCCGTACTTCTCTTCGTGAGAAGCATCTTCGAGGCTAAATACATCATAAGCATGATACAATTTGCCAGTTACTGCTGGATCAATGAGCTCCAAATAACGCTTGTAAATCGTAGGGTCTACTGGATTGTCCTTGTTAGTTGCTACGGCTAAGACAGTAGCTTCTGCAAGTTTGGCCAGCTTGTCTACCTTCTCATTTTGGCTAGATACTGATTTATCCAGCTCTTTAAATGCATACGCTGTGTAGTGCTCTTTAAAGAACTCCTGCTTAATCATTTCCAATAACTCATTTGCCTCTTTGCGCGTATGGTCGCCTTCAAGCGGAAATGCAGCAGTCGCATAATACGGCTGTTGTTGGTAGATTGTTACAATTGTTTTAATAACCGTTCCGTCAGGGCCGTATTGACCTGACGCATCTTTTACTTCAAATGTCATTGATGAGTTTCTCCTTTCGCTTGTTCTTCTTCAAACTTAGCTCGCAACTCATCGTTGCGGGCTAGAACTGCTCTAAAGGCATCTAGCTCGCCTTGAACTGCTATGAGACGAGACTTATACTCTGACGCCTCAATGATTTTGTTAGTGAGCTGAATGCCTAAATCGTTGATAATATCTTGATTAATTTTATCTGTCATTATTTCTCCTTTTTTTTATAACTCAATATCGTACAGACCAGGGGAGCCTAGATTATTTCTTGAGAACCAATCCTTAACTTTTACGAAATTGTATTGTATTTGATACAAAATATCCACTAGAGATTTTGCGGGAGCGTCTCTGGTAAATGTATCTTTTACAAAGCGTACATTACCGACTAAAACAACCTCTCGCGCTCCGGGGTCATTAAAAACCTTAATACCCGTAAAGCCTGCGTTTGGGTCAAGACTACTGCTAGTTCCTACACCAAAAGCCCATGCTGCATAAGATGTACCGTTTCTTTGTGTTGGTGCTAAAAACGCATGCGTACCTCCCGAACTATAGACCAAGTTGTTGTAAGCTGATTTAAACTCAATCCTAGCCGTACCATTGTATGTAGTAACATTAGTATTGAGATTGATGACGGTATTTCCGTTGTTGCCTCGGATAATACCACCTTCATACTCTAACCCTCTAAATGTTCCAGATGTGATACTTTTGGCGTTGAGATTGATGACATTGATACGTGAGGCATTAAGCGTACCAGTTGTAATCTGGTCGGCTGTTATACTCTCGATCGCAGCACTCTTAATACTAGCTCTATCCATCAGCGTCTCATTAGTAATGTGCGTTAACTTACCAGTAATGCGATTCCTGCCATCTGCACCTAAATTAATACCTGAGATTAAATCTCCAGCAGAATTTAGATTTTTGATAGCCCAAGAGCCCGCCAATTGAGTTTGGACGCTTCGGACGGCTTGGTCTACTTCCATCCGCTTGTTTACCTCAAAATCAAATTTAGGCTCTCTACCTTCTACGACAATAGGTTTTTTGAGAAAAACGCTTTCTCCATTTAAACCTGAGAATGAGATTTTTAGATAAACACCGTCAGAACCTTTATAATAATAGCTAATGCCCGTCCATGTTCCGTAAATCGTATCGCCTTGCCGTTTGTAGGATATAGATGATGATGCGTTCTCGGTGCCAATGGCTACGGAAATATTACATTTATCAATGCCTTCAACAACGATTGAAAATGATAAATCCTTAACACTTTCTGGAATTCGATTTAACGGCAACCACACGGCATCATTAGACGTCAACCTTGAATTGGCGTGAAATTCCAGTTTACCAAAAGCGGAGAGGCCCGAACTTACAAGAGAAACCGTTGAAGAATCACCTTTGCCAAAATATTTTCTTACGTAATCTGACATGGTAAACGGATTGGCTACATAGTTTGAAGACGTAAGCTCTTGATTAACCACCTTTGAGACTTCTGTCTGAAACAGACTGTCCGTTAGTGTCATTCGAGCGATGTTCTGCTTGATTCCGTCTTCCGTCGTGCCAATGATACGGTCATAGAGCCTTTGCGTCTCAGTGATAGACTGTATCTCTGTACGCTTGGCATAGCCTGACTGCTCGACTGTGGATAAGACTGTGTTAATACCCTTGGCTGTTTCATCTCTGATTAGTTGGTTTATCTCTTGTCTTCTCTGCCCGTCTGCGTCGATGTAGCTCTTAGCTTCCGTGACAGTTGCTCTAATGCCGTCTAACGTGCGGTCTAATGTGGTTATCTTACCATTTAGCCACTCTGCGCCATCTTCAGGCGCTGGTTGCCATTTGCGATCAGTTGTGCCTTCGTATAGGTCGAACTCGGTCAGGAATACACCAGACCATTTATCTGAACCGTTGTTAGGCCCTCCATTAAAAATATAGAGATAGCCTTCATCAAAATCCCCTGTATTAAATTTAAAGGATTTCTTGACGGCTTCTACGTGACTAAGAAATGGTATGGTCGTAGGGTTGAACAGCAATTCTTCGGATGTGTAGTCTTGCGTCTCACCTTTCTTACGCTTACGGATGTAGACCCTTAAACTCTTGGTGTTTCCTGAGTTAAAACCGAAGAAGTTCAGCATATAGGCTGTATTCTTCTTTAGCAAAAACCTCGGAGACTTCATCCAAGATACACCAGTCAAAGCAAACATCCGCTTCTGACCGTTGAAATAGAATACATGGCTCTGAAAGTTAACACTCTGAGTTTCCCAATACTGCAAGCCATCGTCCGCCCGTGAGTTGCGAATCATGTTCGGCCCGCCTGAGCCATTGGTCTGAAGCTCTAGAATCGTCTCTCTAATCCCGTCAGCAGTCTGCTTCATCTCGGCCTTGCTGACTGTGTTATCCAGTTGCTGACCAATGCGGACTAGGTTCTCGTCGTTGGTGCGTTGGTAGTCTGTGAGCTTATCTCTGGTTGATGTCGCTATATTTCGAGTTGAACGGTTGGCTTCTCGTTGGATTCGAAACTTTTTACCTAAAATTCCGTTGTCGTCATTATTAGCGTCTGAATATAGATGGGAGTTGATCTTATCCAGCAACTCTTGGCTATCAATGATTGCTCCAGCCTTTGTTAAGGCTTCCGAGGCTTTGTTCTCGACTTGTTGGATAGATTCTGTGGATTGTTTCAGCTTCTCGTCAATGTCTTTCTTGACTTTATCCACATCTTCGGTATCAATGCGTTTTTCCCACATCTCACCATTCCAGACGTACATGCGGTCATATTGTCCGTTTTTTTCAAACCACAAGTCACCAACCTTGTGCTCTACTCCCTCGGCTGGTTTCTGATACCAGACCTTGTTACCAGACGCATTTAAGAGATAATCAGGCAACCCGCTTTCAATGGCTTTCTGCCTGCTCTCTAGTGAGTCCATGCGACCTGATAGTCCTCCAGTCATTGCAGAGCGGATAGATTCACCGATGATACCAAATTCTACAGATTCGTTGCGCTCGTTGACAAAGTCATAAACAATTTTAGTGACTTTCGCATCGTCCTCTGTGATTCCAATAGATGGATAGTAGACGGGTACGATGTCGCAGAACTCCAGCTCCTCAATGATTTTATTATCTTGGTAATCAAGAGTGCTTGCCAAGTCCACGTACTCAATCTTGGTATTGATTTTAGGAGCGCCGATCTTATTGTGCTCCATAAATTTCAACGCCATAGCTCTCAGCTTGTCAGGGGTTGGGATTTCCTTTTCCTTAAACTCGCTGGAGAAGTCCACTACTTTTATACGTCGGTTAGCGTACATGCTGATGTACTTGCTGTCTACATAATCGCCTGGTATCGTGACTGTAACTGGAGCTGGTGTACTGTCACTTCCTTGGCTGTCTGGTGTGTAAGTAGCGAACGGATAGACCGAAGTATAAGACTCTTCGATAGATTCATCACTCTCAGCTGATATGATATTTCTACCGTATTCTAATACCGTAGGAGCTCTTCTACCAAGTTGCTTGTGCAATCTAACTGTCAGGTTGTCAAACTCATATTCACCGCCCCATACGTCCAAAATAGAGCCCTCAACACCACCGAGAGCAAGATGCGCGTTGGTCATCTTGTCTGCGGTAAATGATGTGCTCCCTGTTGTGTCAATGTCTGACCAAGTAGAAAAGCGATAGTCACCAATCAAATTATTAGCCCAGATAGCAAGAGCCACGGAAGCTGTACCGCTTAGGTTGATTCCGTGACGTACTGCCATATACTCTAACTTATGCTTGATGTGGCTACCATAGATTTTTAAAACTCCGCTACTGTCTTTGACAATTCTGGATATTTCGATAGTCTGATTCTTCGTCCGCAATCCAGCGTCTACCTTGATTTTCATTTCTTTTTCTAGCACAGAAGCTAGAGGGCCGTTAGCCGGATACTCCGCATAAAACGTGTAGAGACCGTTTCTCTCTCGGGTGACATTTCCTGTTGTTACGTCAATTTCTCCCAATCCATAGGTGTCAAATTGTTGCTCATTCTTATTAAATAAAATAGGCTTCAAATCTTCACCCCCCAGTTAGGAATTATTGAGACCGTAAAATTGCCGTCCCATGAAATACGGTTATTTTTCGGCTCTAAGTAAGGCATTTTATACTGTGGTGCTCTAACCACCTTATCCCAAGCAGGGAGACCTCCGCTGTAGACTTGATTAGTCTGCATATCAAGAGTGATTCCGCCCTGGATATCTTTCAGCTTAGTCTGTCTGCCGTTGATTGTGATAGTAGTTGTTCCATTCCCTGAAATAATGATTACAGGCTTTGCGTTAACATTTCCCTTACCTTGGATAGTCTGACCATTTGACACGGTCAAGCGATCCCTGCCGTCTTTGTAAAATTTGATAGGGTGACAAAGAAAGTTTAACTTCACGCTACCGAATTGCCTTAGAATCTCCGAGATTGAGAATGTTTCAAGAAATGCTGCGCGGTACACAAAGTCAGGATCCCATGAGAGAACCAAGTCTTTGTAATCGTTGACACCAAGCCAGTCCGTCAAGCGCTCCCCGATTTTAGTTAAGTCGCTCTTGGTACTTATCCGAAACGGAAACTCTTTAGTTACTGGATTTAGGCGGTTATTGTCAATAAGCAAAACACCATCTCGGCCAGAGACGGTGACTTGACTAATATCTTTACCTGCCGAACTGTGTTCGACTTCGTTTATCAGACGCAAATCAAAGTCTGTGCTTTTCTTTCCGTCAAAGCTAATATAAGCCATACTAAATCATACGCCCCCTTTCTTGCCTAGTGTAGTATGCTAACTCTCTGATTAATCTACGCATGTTGTCAGGAGTAAAGAAGTCACTATTCACTTGTCCTGTAGCGTTAAGAGTGTAATTGTTGGTTACATTGGATGTGCTATTAGACACACCAGTAGAACCACCGCCACCGAAGCGATAAGCTAACGAAGCATTGAGCCCTGAAGCTATTTCTGCTGATTTTGGAATGTCCAACCCGAATCCAGAAACGAATTTGGCACTTGCGTCAATCGTATTTTTGGCCAAGTCATCCATCGAATTGTCAACATACCAGCTGTATTTGTCGATACCAAGCGCCCAACCCTCAGGGATTGCTCGCCCGATTTTATCGCGGAAGACTTTGGATGGTGAATTGATGCTCAAAGCACTTCTAGCAGCAGACACAGCGCCAAAGGCGATACTTGCAGCAGCATTAGCTACTGATCCAGCCATAGCATAGATACCAGCTGTTAGACCTTCGCCAATGGACATACCTGCTCCATAAGCCGAGTTATATCCGCCCTGCATTCCGTTTGTAGCGTTATCTCTGAGAGACGAACCTGCGCTATGTGCAGAGCCTTGATGGCTTTGAATTCCCTCTGTAGCACCAGAACCAAAATCAGAACCAGCCTTGCGACCATCACGACCTAGTGAATTCACGCTTGCGTTAACTGATTCTTTCAGCGCGTTTGATGCGCCTGTTGCGATTCCTTGGGTTGAAGAAATACCAGTGCTGATACCAGTACCGAATTGTGAACCCTTGCTCTGACCATCAGAGGCCATTGCGAGGAATTGTGCTGAAATAGCAATATTCATCACTGATGCTGCGCCAACGGCTAGCTGTTGACCTATTCCGATACCGCTTGCGATACCTCCACCAAATTCAGAACCTTTCGCCTGACCTTCTGAAGCCATACCAGCAACAGAAGTGACTGCTCCAGCTTTCAGAGCGTTTGCAGCACCCTGAACCGCTTCGATACCGCCAGACACACCAGAACTAAGCCCTGAACCTAGTTCAGAACCTTTAGTCTGTGCGTCGCCGAAAATGCCGTCTAGAGCACCTAGTGAAGCACTCTTGAGCAATTCACCGGCCCCTTGTGCGACACTTTGGTTATCTGTGATACCTTGTGCATACTGGCCACTTACTTGCGCCCCGCTATTTCTAGCTTCTTCTGGAACACCATTAAAACCTTGTTTAGCCGATTCAGCTATTCCAGACATCGCTTGTGCAGCAGCAGCTATATTTGATGTGATACCCTCTCCGACCTTTTCAGGGATTTCACGGGCTTTCACGTCAAAGCCTGCATCTTGTAGAGCTTTTCTAAATTCATCTCCGATGGCAGTTACCATCGCTTGCACTTCTGGAGCTAATTCAACTCCTGCAGCATTAATACCGCGCAAGAATCCTTCTTTAGCCTTATCCCCTGCCTCACTCCATTTCTGGTTGAGATTACCTAACTGTTCGTCCGAGGCTTCTACTAAGGCTTGTGTTTGTTCTGCAGCTTTCGGGCCAGCTTGTCTAAGTTGTTCAATCAACCCTTGATCTAAACCACGACGAGCTAATGTCTCAAGATTTCCAGCCCATTTATCGACATACTCGATATTCTTCTGCAAGTTAGCCGTCATTTGATCCACAGATACGACTGCTTGCTGTTCGATTGCTTGGAACGCATTCTGAACTTCGTTACGCATCGTCTCGTATTGAGAGCGCATATCTTCAACCAATTTTCGTTGGCTTTCGTTCAGGGTATTCCAAGTCAGAACTTGACGGCCTGAAGCATCTTCAACCGCTTGAGCGCTTGCTTCTGCGGATTTAACCGCTGTATTAGATGTCTCTTCATACTGAGATTCTAAGCTCTTGAGACTGCCTTCTAGGTCACTGAGTTGCTTACCAGCTTCTTCTCTGACCTTTTGTAGGGCGACCTCTTTGATAGTGCTGTTACTTGCACTTTCGCCAAGCTTTTCCTCAGCATCTTTCAGCTTGCTCTTGACGTCTGCGATTTTGTCTTCGACTTCCAACTTCTGCTTAGCTATTTCAACTAAGCGCTGGTTTGCCGCCTCTGCTTCTGCTGATTGCTTAGATACTTCAATCTGTCTACGGATAGCGTCCGCGGTCATATTGATTGAGCCAGTGGCTTTGTCATAAACAATGTTCAAGCCAGATACATTGTTATTTAATGTTTGAGTTGCAGCAGCAAGCTCTTTCTTCTGGCTAGCCGTCTTCTTCTGGACAGCGCTTAGCTCTTCAATCTTCCTGACAAGCTTCTCGTTCTCATCAGCAGTAGCCTTTATTTCTCGTCTGTGATCTTCGTAGCGTTCTTTGCCCTGAGCAACCTCATCATTTAATTTCTTGATGGATTCCTTGTGCTTCTCAGACGCTTCACGGGCTTTCTTTTGCTCATCAGTCTCTCTGGATAGCCAACTAACAAAACCGATTAATGCGCCGACAGCAACGGTTATTCCTGCGGTCGAAAGACTAGCAAACGCAGTGCCAAGCGTTAACGTAGCCCCTTCAGCAACCGTAGCCGTACTGATAAATGACAAGAATGACTGGATCAAACCAGCTACCCAACTCTTGACACCATTAATAACAGCAAGCGCCAACATTGCGCCTTTAAAGGCTAATGCTCCAGCGACTGCTCCCATGATGATTGGAGTTAATGCGTCAAAGATAGGCTTCAAAGTGCCTAATACGTTGTTTACTGACTGTACAATCGGAACCAGTCCTCTGATACCGTCTGTGACAAATTTAAAGAAGCCGTTAACGCCAGCTTTTAGACCATCTAAGTTTTTAGCAATACTCTTACCAGTGATAGCCTTACTCAGGTCATCAAAGGCTTTCATGACATTTGCTATACCCTTTGCAAAAGCATTGATAATGTTGTTCCAAGAAGTTTGAATACCTTCACTGTTCTTCTTGGCCATTTCTGCAAAACCGTTCGTGCCTTGGTTCAGCTCAATCAGACGTTTACTAAATTGCTTAAACGTGATTTCACCGTTTAGCAAGGCTGAGTAGAAGTCTTTTTGTGCAGACTCGCCTGCAAAACCAAAGGATTCAGCAGTCTTTTGCAAAGCGTAAGGCATGGTCTCTTGCAAAGTCTTCCAGGACTGCATATCAACCTTACCAGCTGATAACATCTGGCTAAATTGTTGCAGACCACGGCTTGCGTCTTCTGTAGACGCACCAGACGCCAAGAACGCATTATTTAGGGCCAAGGTAAGCTTAGTTGATGTCTTGAGGTCGCCAGTCATAGACGTGAGTTTCTGCGTCGTTTTAACAACGTCATCAAGCGTTGTAGGCAAGCCGTCGATACCGTCTGACAGTTCCTTGGTTGAATTGGCTACATCTTTAGCACTAAAACCTAGAGACTTCATGACCTTTGGATAGCGCTCAAGAGTATCAAAACGATTAATAGCTTTGTCTAAAGACGCGCTGACCAAGTCCATTGCTGAGCTCGCCAGTTTAAAACCAACAGCACCAACAGAAAAGTTTTTGATAGACTCTTTTATCTTGTCAAATCCACTAGCGCCTTGCTTGGCTTTCTCTCCGCTATCCTTAGCTTTATTTCCCGCTTCGTCAAAACCGCTTCCTGCGCCTTTGGCTACGTCACCAGCACTTTTCGCTCGATCTCCTGCCTGCTTAAAACCATCACCGCCAGCTTTAGCCGTTTCACTTGCGCTCTTCGCCTTATCGCCAGCCTCTTTAAAGCCTTGGCCCGAGCTTTTAGCTTTGTCACCAGATTCTTTTATCTTGTCACTGGCTTGTTTAAAGCCTTCTCCGCTTCGTTTTGCGTCGGACTCAATTTTTTTTAGGTCAGTAGACAAAGAAGATAGCTTCTGGCCATTTACTTCAACCTCAATGGTTATTTTTCCATCTGCCAAATATTATTCCTCCTCTCTATCTAGACTGTATTTTCTTTGTAATTTGCGCATCAAGCCCTTGTACTCACTAGAGTCGTGACTGCTAGGCTTCCATGATCTGATCTGGACAATCTTCATCATTGATGTATCGTCAGGTAGACCGTTCAGCAAGGCCATAAATTCAGCCCATGTCAGCTTCCCTTGCTCATCTAAGAGGTTGATGCCATACGCTTGTATAAAACTGGCGTATATGTCCTGAGCGTCTATTTCAAAATCGATTAAGCGGGCTTTGTCGTCCTCTTCTACAACTGGCATAGGATTTCCTTGCCTGTCATAAATAACAGGATCTTTTTTAACCGTGATAAAATGCTCGTCAATGTATTTCCAGATTTGAGATGCAAGTCCTGGATCGTCTATTTCTTCACCAGTCATAATTTCAATGGCCAACTGAAGCTTCTCAACATCGTTCAGCACATCATCACCAAACATTTCAAAAACATCTAAAACAATGTCAAACGAACAATCTATTTCAAAGGTTTTGCCTTCGAATTCGAAAGAGGTTTCAAGAGGTTCATTCAGCTTCATAAGCCGACCTCCTTATTTTTTCTTTTTCTTTGTTTTAGCCTTAGTCTTATACTCGTCAGCTCGTGATTTAGCCTTGTTTTTACGCTCGATAGCAAGTTTTTCAAGCTCTGCTCCGATGAGCGTATCAACTTGATAAAACGCTTCGTCTAGGGCCTCGTAATCAGGGTATACTTCGTACAATTTAGCAAATGTCCCATCGCCAAATACTAAGTCATACTTGATTTCAGTCGTCTTACGTTCAAGTGCCAAGGCTTCATCAACCGTTTTCTTGCTGATTTCACCCTTCTTCAAGTCGTCAAATTCGCCATTATTAGATTTATCAACGATTTCTTTCTGATATTCGTTAAAACGATTATTTACTTCATCTTCGATTTCAAAAAATCTCGTTAGATTTTCAATAGACGTATCAAACCACAGCTCTACTTCCCCTAATTTGACTGGGAATCCTGAGCGCTTAACTTCAATTTGAATAGACATATTTTCTCCTTATTTTTTACAAAAAAAGAGCGCTACCTGAGTAGATAGCGCCTTGAAATTATCCCACTACCGCTGATTCTTTTGGAATTGAGTTATAAGAGATCTTGCATCCGAACTCTTCGAAGTCTGCAGCAGCACCAGAACCAGCTTTAATATCGCTGACTGTTGCGATTCCAACCCATTGTGTCTTGTTGTCTGCTGACACCACTTTGTGCCATACAAGACGATCATTACCGAGTTTGTATTTGAGACCTGCAATATGCTTCATAGCCTTGTCTTCTTGGTCATAAGTACCCTTAAATGTGTAAGAGCCTTTAACAGCGGTTACTGTAGTTTCTTCTGTTCCATCTCCGTCATAGTAAGCGGTTGATGTTGTTTGTTCGTCAGTATCATCCGAAATGTCTTCAATCCACTTAGCCAATTCCAGATAATCTGTCTTTTGAGGTTCTGTGCTAGCGTCTGTCACAGGGGCGATAAAATGCCCACGTAGGGCGTTTTTATAACGTGCCATTTAATTCTCCTTTTTGTTTAAAATTGTTAGATTCGCAGTGATGTCCTGCAAGTAGATGTAGTGGCCTTGCCCGTCTCTTTCGTTAAGGGTCGGAGCGGTTACTGTTAAGTCGTTAAAAATATATGAGTCATTCTTGCTTGGTAAATCAAGGTCGAACTCTGACAGCTCTTTGTTGATTTCCCACAAGCACTCACTTGCTTTTTGCTGATCTTTCGTCTTTATGGCAATCTCAAAGATGAGGTTTACATCTTTTGAGCCGTCCATGTACTCTTTCTTGACTTGTCCGCCTGGCAGTGGATAAAGGACTAATCCCTCCTTTTCATCCAAAAAATCCAGTCGGCATTTCAATGGAATACCTAGAGTATCGATAAAAGAGCGTAAGACAACAGCAAAGTCGTTGTTATTCTTCGTCATTTAATGCCCATCGCTTTCAATCCAATTTCTGCCCACTTGTTAGCGTGTAGAGGTTTAGCCTTCAAATCCCAACGTTTACCAGTACCTGGTGTTGAGTATTTGCTAAAACTAAAACTCTTATGCTTGTTGTATGCTCCTCCATAAAATTGAGCTCTGGCATAAGGTGTGTTATAGACAATCTGCGAACCACCACCCGTTACATGCCCGCTAGACCTTAGAGGGCCTTTTCTAAGCGGAATGTACGGATCCATGTCAAGCAGAGCCTGATTGGCAATCGCTAATTGTCCTTTTTTAACATTTGTCTTATTGAGTTTTTCTTTCGCCTTACTCAAGTCTATTTTTAATTTAATAGAGGTCATTACATCACCTCTATCTCATAGCAATAGACCTTATTTTTAAACGGATAATATACAGGGATTATCTTATTGATGATGTACTCTCTGTCGCCATCTTTTAAAATCCCGCTACGGTAAGTGTCATCAATCTGTACATCACAGTATTGTGTGTATACAAATAAAACACTTGGTTTGCTAAACGTCGGGTTCTTTGTTCCTGCTGGGTTGTTGATAGCGCCTGGGGCATTATAGTTTCTGTCGAATCGGACAGGAGATAATAAGAGAGGGTCGGAATAAGATTCCTTCCCCCAGTCGTCTTTATCTGCCCGCTTTTGGATTGTGACAGAGTCAACTAATGCTCGCTTATCTACCATATCTATCAACCCCCGAATACAGAAATCCAACTGATTTTAGAGCGTTAAACGCGTCAAGCGACAGATTATATCCCGAAGCTATTTCATGAGCCCTAGAGGAGTTCTGAGAGCTGTAGGATACGGTTGTGCGACCTAACGTCATGCTGGAGATTGATTGTTTATCCTCTGCCGTCAAAACGCCTGAGCTCTCCAAATAATGCACTTGGTAAGCAGTAGCTAGCTTAACAGCTTTCTTTCTAGGCTTAAAATCACTCTCAAAGTCGTTATAGTCGTAAAAATGACGAATAAATAAATCGATTGCAAGTTCAGCTTGTTTCAATCGTGTATCAAAGCCAGTAAACTCGTCAAAACCAAGTTCGATATACTCTTCTTTAGTTAAGTAAGCGATAGTAGCCACCTCCTTTTCTAAAAGGCGGTGTTACTCTTCCGCCTCGTCTGTTTCATCAATCGGAACAAAGAACGGGCTAAGTTCTGGGTGAGCTAACAACCCTTTTGCATTTAACTCAACCGCTTTTTGTTCCTCGATTTCATATTTCTTGTTTTCATCAAATTGGATTTCTTCGTCATCGATGATAAAAACCACATTTGATGTTGCTTTGAATTTTGCCATTTAATCACTCCTCCACTTCATATCCCGAAGCCAAGAAAGCAGATACTTGTATTTGGCTCGCTACAGTGAAAGATACACCATCTTTAGTCAAAGTAACTAGTCTTGGATTAGAAACAGCCTCGGCTACCTCTTCGGTGATTTCCTCGGTTTTTTTCTTAGCCATTAACTACCTCCTTTTTTAAGCAGATTTGTGAACGTAAATCGCCTTTTTCTTGTTATCCAAAACAAATGCATCATAGCGAATGCGTCCTTCAACCAATTTACCATTGATTCCTGGTGGATTGTCGTGAATCTTGTAGTCTTCCAACTTAACAGGAGATGTAGTAGCAATTGGGTGAGCAATAACAAAATCTACATTTTCTGGAAGGCGTGATGTTGGAGTCAACACAACAGGAAGACCATCAATCATACCAACTTGGCCTTTGATTGTAATTTCTTGGCCAAGGTCTGAATTCTTAACAAATGTAGGGTCAAGTTTGATCAACTTGTAGAATTTAGGCGATACGTGAAGTACACGTCCAGCAACTGGAACGAATGCGTCAGTAAGTTTCACTTGGCCGTCCAGTACCGCTTCATAAGCATTATCTTTTGTGATTGCTCCTGTAGCTACATTATCTGTATCTGCGCCAGCTACAATCTTAGAGAAGCGATAAGTATCAACTTCTGGGATTACGACTTCTGAAAGTTGACGCGCAAGAGCTTTGCCAGCTTCCATCACACCGTTTGTATCTTGCTCTGACTTCTTGTCAATGGTAAATGTGAATGAACGGTCTTTTGTCAACACCATTGTTTGTACTGTATTTCCAAGCTCTTCGGCTTCCCCGTAACGGTTTTGACCAGTTGTCTTGTAGTCGTTCATTTTAGATGTTGGTACTGAGTATACTTTTACAGTATCAACGCCCGTGAAATCAAAATCTTGGTTGATAATTCCTGTAGAAAGGGCTTCTTTAGCAAAGCGCTCGTCTACTTTAGCATCAAATTTAGCTGCATAATTTACTGCCATTTAGTTTTTCCTCTTTTCTTGTTTTTATTAAACGCTGTCAAAGCCAGCGAATAGCGCCTTATCTTCTGCGCTAAGGTTTTCGCCTCCGTCAGCTGGCGGGTTCCCTCCAGTCGAAAACGTAGGCTTGGGTTGTGCGTTGTCTTGGCTTTGAAATAAATAAGGGCTAGACTCTCTCAAGCCTTGAATGGTTTCTTCGATGACTGGTTTACCATCTTCTCCCAGCTCGATTTTATCTAGATCGATAAATCTCATGAGGTCATCTGAGTTATAAGCACCTACATCTTTCAACGCAAGAGCAACAGCATTTGTTTTGGTCACCTGAGCCAGCTTAGCCTCGCTATCTGTCTTATACTGGTCAAACTGAGCTTGTAAGTCAGCTAATTGTTTCTTGCTTTCTTCGCTAGCCCCTTCTTTTGCCTGCAAGTCCTTCAAAGCTTGGGTCTGCTGTTCCAGTTGGCCTTTTAACGTGTCGGCTTCTGCTTGCATTTCTGACTTAACTTGTGACTTTGCATTCTCAATACCTGCACCGTACGCTTGCATGATATTATCAATCACTGTCTTGTCTGTGATGCCAGCTTCTGTCAACATTTCCCGTTTTAAACTCATGTCTAAAACTCCTCCTTTTTACGTCACACGGACAAAATTAAGACAGTTTTACGCCATGCTCCAGGGCAAAATAAAAACCGCATGATTCTTCATACGGCTTGTTATAGCAATTAAGTAGCAGTCTGTTCCTGCAAGTCAAGATGACGGATCACCTCCCTATCCGTAATACTTTTCTTTAGCATAATCACGATGTAGAAACGGATGCTGTCTGAGATAGTCTCTCATAGCTCCTTGCTGGATTCTAACCTTGCTCTTGTACTTGTCTATCAGCTCCTTGTCGCCTAATTTCTCGGCTACGTGGAGCTTTTCCTTGTTGTTCCTGATAGACCGTTCTAAAGCCCTCTGCTTGGCTTCTGCATTTGCGTTCTCTATCGCTTGCTCTGGCGTTACGTTCTTCACATCTTCCCCTAACTCTGGCAACTCATTGATGCCAGGAATAAACGGGGTCAAGATATGACCGCAGTTGATGCCCAAACACCCCGCAGGAGTTCCATAGCCGTGGTCATTAAGAGATAAGATAGTATATCCTTCTTCTTCTCGAGCCATACCAGTCGTTACGATATGATGCTGCAGAGGTGCACAAGCCTCTCTTGCTGTCGCCTTCTTCGAGTAGTAATAAGTATCTATCCCTAGCTCTTCAGCGGGCATGGTTCGCATTTCTCGATAGCTTCTAATAGCCGTGGTCTTAATGACCGTCCGTGCATAATTATCTATTTTCCAGCGCTTACCGCCCCTATCAACAAAGCCTTTAAAGCCTGCGTCTTGCCATTTCATGACGGTTTCATTTAGCGCCTTGTCATGAGTGGACAGACCAGTCACTACACGAGCCACAGAGTCTTGTATAATTCCTCTGTACACCTCAGATACTGCTTGTGGGAGTGTAGTATTAATCAGATTCTTAATATCTCCGTGCGACTGGTTAAAATAGCCAGATAGCAACTCTTGGACGTGCGAAGAATCTCCTAGCTCACCTTCTCCCAAGTCATCTATCAGATGTTGTTTAGTATCCTTGTAGATCCTAAACCCTTCACCCTCGATGACCTGTCTAAGCTGTTCTTCGCCGATCTTCGAATATTTAGCAATCGTCTTCAGGTTCTGCTCGTTCAGCAAGTGCATCTGATTCAGCTTCTCTAACTGCCAGATATACGGATTGTCAGCAAGCGAAGCAGTGCCACGCTCTAACAGCCTATCAATAACTTCGTCGAATAGGTCAAGAGTTAGCTTGTGATAAGTATCAGCAACTTGCCCCGCTTCTAAAATCAGCTGTTCATCATCAAATTTAATCGGGTACTTATTAATCATCCCACACCCACTTTAAAAATTTCGATGACGACCCCAACAATGCTTTAGATGGGCTCAGATACGGCATCAAAAATCTCAAAATACGTTTCATGGCTATTCTCCGTAAATATCTACGTCTGTTTGACTTCTAACACTCCCTACGTCAGCTACAGCCTCTTTTCTAACAGCCTCAGCCATTTTCTTGGCTTCTTCCGTAGAAAATCCTAGAGCCTTTTCGATTGCATACTCACGGCTTACTAGACCACTTGCTAAAGCCTTTGTGTAGTATTCTAACTGAGTATTTTTGTCAGTAAAGACTCCATCATCAAGGCTAACCGTGACATTTTCAAGCGTTGGAATAGGCCCGTTATACAAGTCATACAAAGCGCCAAGCTCGCAAATAGAAACCACAAGCTCTTTGATAGACTGTTCTACAAGGCTTACAATGCTGTTACGCATTTGATAAGTGTCTGAGTTCTCGCTTACCACTTCAGTAGCCGTCTTCATGCTCTTACCGTCAAAAGTAAACATGCCAGCAGATACACCTATCTGCATTTCAAATAGAGCCAAGCCCTCATTAATGGCCTTGATGTAGTCATCAGATCGGATAGGCGTTGTTAGGTCTGTAATGCTAACAGGGGTGTCCTTGCCTCCGTCGATTTGCTCGTAAACATTCTGTTCTGGATCAAACTCACGCTTCACAAGATCAATGTCACCATCTCTTGCAAAACCAACTCTGACAGTCTGGTCAGGAACAATGACGCGACGTTGCCCCATCTTGACTTCCCAGCGAAACTCGTCGTAGGTCGTGTTAATAAAATCAATCGTACTCTTAGCGTTATCAAAGATAGACAGACCAAGCGGGCTGTTAATATCTTTGTTGTTCATGCCAGGAGGTTTCAAATAAGTAAATAGAGGCCGTGTCAACTGTTCAAGGACAACCTCTTCTTCAAGGTCTTCATAGACTTCAGATAGTGGCACTCTGTCGCCAACCTTCTCTTTTTCTGTCGAGCGATAAAGCTCGTTAGTGATTACATACTTACCGTCCTTGTCCCACTCATGGAACTCAATAAGAGTATAATAGACGTTCTTCTTGTCAATCGTTTTGATTGTCTTTGTCACGATTGCTGCAGACGATATATCTTGTGTGTTGGATTGCAACGGCAAAAATACAGGAGCTTGCACAAATGAAACTTTCACGCTATCGCCCGAAACATAAGGGCGCATCGCAAGACCACCGAGAGCCAAACAGCTCTCAAGATACCGCTCGAAATTCTTGTTGAATCGGTCATTTTTCAGCGTATCTTGGATAAACTTGTTTGCTGTTGTATCATCCACAGTAATTTCCGCCTGCTCGTTAAATACAAGGCTTGCAAGCTTCTTTGACGCCGTTCGTGCAATCGGCAAATGATTCATGCTGCGCTTTTTCTTTTCGTGATTTGAGTTGAGATACTCAATTTCTGGCCATTTACTTTGATAGTAGGTCAGATTGCGAGAAATCCTATCATATTCTTCCTGCGTAACTGCAATTTTAGGATGTTCTGTGATGTTGCCTAATGATTGGCCTGTCATTGCGTATGTACTCCTTTTAAAAATATTTTTAATTCTTTGTATGATACCCATTTCAAAGCCTTTCTTAAGCTTTCAACCCGAGTAATTGAAGGTTATCAACAATCATATATTGGAACGCGTCGCAGGTATGGTCGTCTTCCTTAACGACTTTAGGGTCGTCATTCATGATTGATTTCTCTTCCCACTGATACCGCTTGTGTTCCTCAATAAAATATCTCAGGTTGTTTTCAGTCGGTAAATAATAAAAACGCCCATCAGCTAACAACGATTGGACGTATTCGGTCATAACTATTTTTTTCTTTTTGGCTACTGGATGCCAGCGAATGCCAAAGTCTTCCAAGTATTGGTTTCTCAATGCTCCCTCTGCACTATCGATTGTCATTTCTACGACTGGGACATTAACAAATAGCTTCGTCTGCCTTGTGACAAACTCATGTAGCTCCTTAGATAGTACGCTAGGCGCTTTCTTGTGAGCTTTTCCTGCTGGACTGTAGTAGTAGTTATCCACAAGATACAGTTTGCGCTTGTTAGTAACAACAGCGTGCAAGCAAGTAGTTGCTGACTGCTGGTGTCCCGTATCTGCTGCAAACAACTGACCGATAACACGCTCGTTATCTGGTATCTTGTCTACTCTGTGGAATAAGTCCATGTTATAGACGTTAGTACCAAGCCCTACAGGCTCACCAAGATAGATATATCTGTAGTAGTCGTAGTCGTTTTCTTTTATCCGCTCGATATCTGCAAGCATTTGCTCGGTCACGAATCCAAGCTCGTCATCAAGATAACTCGATTTATGCAGCAGATAATCTTCTCGCTCTTTCAGGCTATCCCACCATTCATTAATCCAGCTGTAGGGATTTCTTGGCGGGTTATACGTCCAAAAGAACTTAACAAACGGGACATCAGGGTGTTTCTGGCGCATAAAGGTCACATTGGTTTGGTCAAAATCCTCCTGATTGGAGAACTCTGCAGCCTCTTCATACCAGACAAAGATAATGTTCCCAATATCGTTTGATTTAAGCTTCTGGAAGTCATCTTGGCCGTAGAAATAGAAGCATGAGCCTGTAACCTTATCTTGTATCTTAAAAGGCGATACAGTAGCTTTAAATCGACCCGAGAGACCGAATAGATTCAACGCCCATTGAACCTTCAAATAGACGCTATCTCGGATTGTATTTCCGACTTTACGAATGACTACAGCATTTGCTTTTTTGTTTTTCTGCAAAAACTTAGCCATACCATAGACCATATTTAGTGCAACCACCGAAGATTTGAAAGAGTTACGACCACCAGCAAGTACATTGTAGGGTAATTTTGAGACCCAGACAGGCTTAAAATGCGGATTCACATTCTTCTGGATGTCAATCGTCATCTTCTGCCCACCTATCCACGATCGTGATATTAGTCTCGGCCATGTTGCCAGTCTCTAGTTGAGCTTTCAGCTTCTCGATTTCAAGTTCCATCTTCTCGCTTTGCTTAGCAGTTGGATAGCGTTTCAAGATTTCTTGTATAGCCTTGATAACCGTTGCATTGTCAGCCTTTTTCGTCAGCCTGTCCACTTCACCAGTCACAGGATTCATCATCAAGACTTCCTCGTCACGCTTGCCTCTTGCGATATCGGACAAGATACTCAAAGCCTCTCTAGCGCTCATGATGTTCTTATCATGCATTTTGTCCATTTCGGCTTGGATAAAGGACTTGACGCTCTCATTTTCCAATAATTTTGTAACATTTCCCCTGGCATACGCTTCGCTATACCCAGCTAATGTTGCTGACTGATAAGCGTTACCAGTTCTCAGATACTCACTTGCGAATATCTTTTGTCGTTGATTCAACCCAATATCCATCACCACCTTTCAGACAAAATAAAAAGTCGCATGAGCGACTGAAGGGAATTACTGGAATCGAACCAGAAGAGGCAAAGATTTTTTGAAAAAGGTTTTTGCGAGGTAACCATGAAACACGAACATGAACATTAAAAAATACATAAGGAGACTTAAGACCTCTTAACCACTATTCCCAAAATGCGCCCTAACCGCATAGGCGCGATACTGTACGAACTTCTAAATTTTATTGTTTTGCGGTTATGTAAGAGAGAGCCTGAAATCGCATCAGGTTAAAATCTTCCATTCTCTCCCCGGAAGTTTATTTAAAGGAATTAGAACATCAAAGACCTCTTGCCAAATTTTTGATACTACTATTTTATCACTATTTCAGCCTAACAATTCCCGCATTTTTACCGCAAAATTACCGCAAAATTACCGCTTTTCGCAAACTAGTACTGCACCGCGATACTGCCAAGCGAAAGCTAGTAAGGCTCTATCTAACAATTCCTGATAGCGCGTCTTCTCAATCCCTAATTCCGTATAGATGACATACGCAGAGTCGGGCACATTTTTGAGAAATCGCGAATACAGGATAAACCGATAAGTTGGATTGAACAGTCTTGATACTGCCTGCTCAATCTCTTCCAGCTCAGACAGAGCGTCTACCCGCCTAATTGCTAAGTTTTCGATAGGTCTATTAGGCCCGCTCGCTCCACGGATTTCAAAAGTAAACTCCTGTGTTACTTTTTGAATGGCTTCGTCGCAGGCAATTTCCCGCCACTTCGGATACTCTCTCAATTTAGCCTTTGCCTTACGAATTGTCCTTTTTTCGTTGATTTCTGGCAAAAGCGGAATCACTCTTTCTTCAGACATTCGATCTCCTCATCGCATCTCTTAACCTGCTTCTTCAACCAATCCCTGCGCTTGGATGCTACTTGTAACCCAAAATCCCTCTGCACGACCGCCATGCGCTCTGGCTCCAGATCTCTCAAATAGCATTTCTTCGCATGCTCTAACTGCTCTATCTTATCCTCCAACATTGTTCCGCTCCGCTGTTTCTTTTAAATTCTTAGCAATCTCTGCGTCAATCGTCTTATTGAGCTTGTCTACCTGCTCAGTGATTTCTGCATTTTGTCGTTCCAAACTAAAAATCTTGTCGTTTAGATTTTGGTTCGCTTCGTGTTGCTTGTAAAATCCGAAGCAGACGACTGCTACAAATACGCACAGGATTAAGTAAGTAAACTTATTTAAAAATTTATCTGAGTTCATTTTAATCTCCTTTTTTTAAAAATTCTGGCATGTCATCACCGACTGAAATAGATTCATACTGATCCTTGTTAACCAGATACTTACCATAATGTCTGACTGTGATATGATATCTACCGTTGACTTCCTCTTTGTGAGTGACTACAGGTTTGTTAAATGTTGTCCCTGCGTAGAACGATACCACGCATGAAGCAACAAAAAATATTAATTTAAACTCGGTCATGGTCTGCCTCCAGAAGTTCTGGGGTTTCGTAGATGAATTGATAACCAAAAACATTATTCCTTCGTCCGCTCAAACATTCCGAGATATTCCCATTAGATTTCATGCCTAAAAAGAATTGAGCGTCTTTGATACTTTTAAAAGAGCCTACTCGTTTGCCATCCCTCAGCATAATAATTGCTTTTTGTTTTTTAGCACCGACTTCTCCATGGCTTTTTATTTTATTATCTTCCCAAAACATCCAAGTCATATTTTCGAATCGATAACCAATAAAGGGATTTGTTCTGTCAACTGACGGTTTGAATTCTTTTTTATAACCAGATTTCGACCAAATATCGAAGATGTATAGAAATTTTTCTTCGGAATATGCCCATTCCCTAAAATCATATAAAGAAAAAGGTAAACTTCCATATCCTTTTTCTACATTTCGATGTTCCATTTTATGATAAAGGTTCGCTAACATCCCTTTTGGAAGATGTCTGTATACTTCGTTTGTGTCAGAATACTTTTTCCTTGCACGCTTCTCCCAAACATCTATTTTATACTTTGGAATCATCTTGCACCTCCTTATTTTTCAAGCTTTTGGATTTCACGTTCCACTAGATCTTTACGTTTCTGTAATTCTTCTAGTTTTTGAACATCTAATGCTTTCTTAATGATTTCAAGTCGCTCGATTTCTTTTTTGAACTTGATTAGCTCTTCAACTTTCCGTGCATAATCTCTAAAATTATTTGCCCACTCATAATTATCCCAACCAAAAGCATGTAAAAATTCATTTTTTAAGTCATTGTGTTTTCTTTCCAAATCTCTATTGACCATCGCCTGAGAATACATGATATAGAATGTCATAGCTGAAATCAGCAAACAAGCTATAAACATTCCCCAAAACATTAAATCTTTCATTGTTTTACCTCACTTGTAATTCTATTACGCTCTACTCTTAATTTAAAACTAGTGCCATCACCGGAACATACTAGAGTTGTTTCTTCCTCCCACTGACTTCTCGTATATGGATATCTGTTTGGTCGTTTCATTTTGTTACCTCTCAATCTTTATTATTTTTTAATAACATATAAATAATTACCGTCCAATACGAAGTCCACAATAGTTCTGACAAAGATTTCAGAAAATGTTCTACTGTCATTCTTCCACCTCCTCAACTTATGCTTCCTTCAAATACTGGTTAAATACATCTTCATCAAGTATTCCGTTTTCAATCAAGTTTTCAACTGCGATTTCAATTTTAATCAAACGATTTAATTCTTCATTTGGCAAGAAAGCCATAATAATTTCTTCCATTAAACCACCTCCTCAATCTCAATTTTCTTGCACTCGATCAAGCCAGAATCCACATAGTCTCTTAATACTCTGTGATAACCGTCATCTCCTAGTGAGATAATAATATCTCCGTTCTCGTCCAGATACCCTTTCACCCACACGCCGTCTATTAGCTTGCCCTTGCGGTCTTTGATTTCATTCCAAGCTTGCGACAAGCAGTCTTCAAATTTTAGATTTTCGTATTTAACGATAGTCCTTAAATACGAAATCAAACGCACAATAGGTTCTTCAATTTCATCTTTCGTCCGTCTCACTCGTAAGGAGATAAGACCGATTGTTTCAGACGCTTGTGGCATCAGGTCGCTTGGCTGTAAATGATTGCATATTATATTAAAATCGCTGATCTTTTCAAGACCTTGCTGTTGCGCAAGTATAATCAACACAACGACCACATCACCGATTGAGTCTTTAACTACTTCCTTATTTCCTTTCGCAAGCCCAGAAGCTAATTCTCCAAACTCTTCATAGAGTTTCAGCATCTGCTTCTTGCTATCTGCCTTGTCCAACCCACGGTCGATAGACCATTGCTGTACGTTTGTGATTAATTTATTTAATTCCAATTTAAATCCCCCATGATTTTTCTAAGTGTATCTCACGTTTGAGCTTGCGTTTTAGCTTTCTTAACCGCTCTTCCTCAGTCGTGTTCTGCGTGCTGCCAATTTTTAATAAATATTTCTGTCCAACCTCAACATCCTTGTCTCTTGTCTTGGCTGAGTCCATTTTCTCTCTCAGACACGTTTCAAAAAATGTTTTATCAAATATAGGTGCTAGACGAATCATCGTATTCACGGGAGGTAATCGCCCCCATTTCTTATCGATACGGATTCTGGATGCTGTATAGCTCATCTCTTTTTCGTTTGATATAAATGTGCGCAGAAATTCAAATACGTTTTTATATTCGCTCTGCTTCTCTTCGATAATTGAGTAGAAGCGGTTTACGTTGTTCATGTTTTCACCTCTTCAATCTCCACCTCTATACGAGGATTTAAGCTGTAAAATTTGCCTACGTCATGCAAAGCTATCTGTCCATCATCTTTAAACACGATCTCTGACATGCTGTCATATAGCGCTTTTTCGTAATTGTCTATATCTGGCTTCTTATCCACTGGTATTGTTTCATCTGCTAAAGCCTGCTGGTTCTTTTTGACCTTGGAAATATATTGCGGAGGTTGGATATAAAATCTAACCTTCGCTTTAAGCGCTCCCTCAAGCATGGGTTGACCCTTGTACTGGTTAGCGACCAGAAAACGGCAATGACTGCGCCAAATCTCCATCTCCTTTTCTTCGTAGACCTTGGTATACTTTCCACGCCTTGCAAACCTCGGCCTGCTCTGTGGTTTTGGTTCAATATTTAGTATTAATTTCATAATTTCATTTAAAATCCACCAGCCAATTTTAAAGTGTGTGAGAAAAATGGCTTGGCTGGTGAAATCCTTTACGTCATTCGTCCAAGTCTGACGCTTATTTCTAGGTTGCTTTTATTGAGATTCCCAGCTCATGTTTTTCTAATATTCTATTAAGTCATTCAGGCTAACTAATGCGCCTAATTTCTTTTTGCTCCTACAATAATCGCAACGCCCGCATTTCCTTGGCTCTTGCTTGCCTTGTATAACACTCCATGTTTCGACAATGTTGTCTTTGATGTTTTGTAGACCTTCCTCAAGCCATTCTTCATCAATTTTGATTATCTCTTTATCAGGAGTGTTCTCTTTGCTGACTGCTACAATCAATGGTCTAAACTCCTTGCCTGTCATTTGCTTCAGCAATTCTCTGTACAACCCTAGCTGTCCGTGATATCCAAAGCCTAGTATGTTATTTACAGACGCTGGAACACGCTTCTTCAAGTCCGCATTCCATTCTTCTGCGTAGATTGATTTCATGGTTTTTAAATCCACAAAATACTCACGAGTAAGGTTTACGCTGTCAAGTTTGCCTTTTACTGGCACGCCCTCGATTTTTCCATAGACAATCATTTCTTTTTTTACTTCATCTCCAGAAAGTCCGTGATAAAGTCTATTGAAACCTTCATCTTCAGCCAATGATTGGATCATTTTATCTCCAATCACAAACTCTGATTTCAATCCACCTTTATTTTTTCCCGACTTCGCAAGAAGTTTTTCTCCGTTTTCTTTCAAAAACTCGTCATGAGCTTCCTCGCTCTCAAAGTAACTATGCACATAATTTCCCAGAAGAAGGGGCGTTTCATCCCTGTCTTCAATCCACAACCCATTGTCAACCGCATAGGCTCTCGCTTGGCATTTTTGATATTCTTTAAAGCGTGAATTAGATAACCAGCTTTTGTCAGAATAATAATTTTCATCTGTCAATTTTTCTGTCTTCACTTTATCTCCTTTCCAGGATCGATTTTAAAGCACCTCATTTGCTCCACATCAAATTTTAATTACTTATTCGATAAATTTTTATATACCTAACATCTAAAATTGATTCTAGGGCGTTTTAAACACCTTCTGCTATGTTCGTTGTATTTCCCTCAAAGAAGCTTACCTCTTCCAAAACTTCTCCCGTTTCCTTATCGTGCTTAGGCAACTCAGTTCCTGTAGGTTCTCCCAAGAAATCAGACAAGTTTTCTTCTTGAGGTGTAACGTCAATAGGTGCTCCTTTAACATCCTCTGACTCATTGTCTGCTGTGAAAGCTTGCTCCATCTCTACTGATAACGGGCCGTACTTGCTGATGATTTGTTTAAGCAATGTTTTTTGAGCCATTGCATCAAAATCTGAACTCCAAGGGCCTTTGCTGTAGGTTTTAGAAAACCGTTTACCGTGCGCCTCAGCCTGCTCCTTCGTCCAATAAGTCAATTTCTCAAATCCGTTTATCAATTTAAACGATGCGAAGTATCCCACTACTTCATCTTGTGGTTGAGTAAAATCGATTTCCAATTCCTCAAAAAGTGGATTGTAAGAAATGAATTGGCTCTTGTAGACAATTCCAGCAGTGATGCTCTTGTACTTTCCGCTTCGTTGCGCCAATTGCAGAAGCCCTTTATATCCAAGCTGAAATTGAGCTTCTTGGCCGTAGGGTACAATATATGCCTGGCCTAAGCTTGGTTCGATCGGTAGGTTCAAGACTGCTGCTTTCATCGCTGCGGTCATAATAGATTGGTTGCTTGCTCTAGCGAATAGCTTGTTGTTGGTTACAATCGATAGCAAACTTGCTACAAATTCATTTTCTTTCCCCTTCAGCACTTCTTGAAATTTAGCCTTTACCGCTGGCGAATTAAAGAAATCCTTGTGTGTTACCGTTGATAATTGATTATTTGTCATTTTCGTTTTCTCCTCAAATATTCATTTTTAGTCTTAGTCTGCTTTTCTGTTTCAGATCGTCCAAACTGTTTCTGTAATCATCAATAAGTCTTAGATTATTATCGATAAATCGCTCGACTACTCTATTCAGCAAGTCTCCCGACGTAGAGCCTTCAAGCTCAGCTAAAACTCCGATTAATTCTTTTTGTTTAGGCGATAGTTCAATCCTGATATAATTTCGGCCTTTATTTGAAGGTATATTCGTCATTTTCATTTCTCCTTTTTTATTAATATCCAGTTTGGTTACGCCACTCTTCATTTAAAATTTTAATCATTTTAGCGATAGACATTTTGAGTATTCTTTTTTTCTGTTTATTGCTTCCGTCCCAAACATTACAGAATACATCGTTTTGTAATTCTTGTTTCCATATTTTTTTAGTTAATCGTTTTTTCATGCATCATCACCAACATACACCCAATGACCTCCAGAGAAGATATATTCGTCTGGATCAAACTTCTCTTCTTGTTTTTCTGGTGGTGTACTGATCCATCTGTCATAATCAAACGGCTCAAGCATGCAGGGCCTCTTCCAACTCTTCGTGAAACTTATCCAAGTCTACTGCTTCAACCTTCGATACTCTCATTTGTGAAGTCTTAATCTGGCTCTTGTATGCCTGCAATCCTTCTTGTCGTTCTTCCTCGCTTCGTGGCAAGTAGTATCCGTTGTGTCCAGCTTGCTTAATGGCAACGACTGGAATGCCATACTGAAACACTAACCGCTCGATAGCTCTTTCAACAGACCGCTTGCTCATACCTAGCATCTGTTCGATTTCTCGTCTAGGCCGTGGTCGCTCACTACCGATTGGAATTGCTTGCAAAATCCTCTTGTGTAATTTATCCATGCTCTACCTCTCTTAATAATGCACATAGCATTAAATCTTTAATCTTCATTTCTGACGCTACTGGATCGCTCGCTAGTAGCTTCTTTTTCATGACGTCTGACAGCGGATAGAACATCCACTCGAAGTCATCAATCATTTGTGATACTCTGTATCCTGCTTTTTCTTTGCTCAAAACGGTAATGTTCTCCTGTCTTCCGAATCTTGCGGATATTTAAAACTTAAATCCTTTGAACCTTTAGCAACACGACTAACTAAGCTTGCATCAAATATCTTTTTCATTTCTGCGCCTGAGAGATTGCTTGTGATGATTGTTTTATCTCTTGCGTCAAGCAGCGTGTACATAAAATCTTTTTTCCACTGTGCTTGATCACCTTTGCCAAAGTCATCCAAAACAAGATAGTCAACTCGTTTCAACAACTCCAGCCAGTCGTCTGCGCTTCGTACGTCTCTACGGCCAAAGCCGCTCTGGATTTTTTGGAACATAGCTGGAACGTTCATAAACAATACGCTCTTAGGTGTATTGATAGCCTTGAAGTCTGCGTTTATCTTTCTTGCTATTGCTATTGCAAGATGTGTCTTTCCTCGTCCAGCTTCTCCGACGATAACCGTATTCCCTTTGCCGTCCTTGAAGTAGTGCTTTGCTACTCTCAGGGCGAAGTTTCTGGCTAGGTTATCAGCCTCATTTGATACCGTGAATGTTTTGAAGCTGGCATCTTTCAAGTCGTTAGGGATCAAGCTGTTCTTATCCAGTACATCGAACGTATTTCTAAGAATTGATGAAGTGTACGCTTCTCCTATTTCAGCTTCTTGCTCCCGTTCTACCTTTTCTCGGACGCACTGCGGACAAAAGGTTGGTTGATATGGTTCTTTTCTATTTATAGCTCGTACTGGCTTCTTAAACGTCCACATATAACAAGAGTGTTTAGGGCATATCTCATCTTCGTTCACATAGTGCAGTGGTTCAAATCCAATCTTTTCAATCATGACATTCTCCTAAAACGGCAACTCGTCCCGATAAGGTTTAAAGACTGCTGGATTGTCCGCTGATGGATTAGACTTTCTGATTTCAAATTCTTCAACATCTTTCTTAACTGCTTCTAGCGAGGTTAACTTCTTCTCTCTCCAAGATTTCAAAATCTTATTTAGATAGTTGAAGTTGTTAGCTCCTGCATCTTCAGTCAGCTCAACTGCATATTGGATCATTTCGATTGTCATATTGTCCAACCCAACATAATCTAATAGCATTTGAGCTTGCCTGTCGTTGAGTTTGATGTTGCTTTCTTTGATAATTTGGGAAAATGATTTTTTTTCATTTTCTCCTCCTGTATAGTTAAGGTTGTTAACCTTATCTAACTCTAATCTATCCTTATCTAATCTATCCTTATCTAATCTATCCTTACCTATCCTTACCTGTGTATCCACTTTGTATACATTTTGTATACATTGGTCTAAAGGCTTGATATTAGCGATTTTTGACTTATCAAATTCAAGTTGTTCTTTTTCTTCCTTGTGAATCGTTGATTGGAATCTATCCGCTTGAATGTAGTTGTGAATTCTCCAGTGTCGGATAACAACCACACCACTCTCAAACGGGATAATAAATCCTTTAGCAATCAAGATTTTTACGTCATCATCACTAGCTCCAATCGTTCGTTGGATTGTTTTTACCTTATCGATAAAACCTTCGTCATCTGCTCCCATGTTTAAGTGGAAGTATAAAGCTTGGCTTGACAGAGGCATATCAAGAAAATTGTCTGTTTCTGTTATTTTCTTACTAAACATTCTTCTTTGCGCCATTAACTCTCCTTTCTATGCTTTGCTATCCCCTGCAACCAAAGGATCTCGTGCTTGTTCTTTCTAATAACCGTTTCTAAATCCGATTTCTCACGCTCTAACTGTTCGATTTTTTTCAACAGTTCAGCTTCTCTACTCTTCGGATTGTACGGCTTGCGCTCGAATATCACCATGAAACGGCACCTCGATTCCTTCTGTGCTAAAATTCTTCTTGTGCTTGTAGTAAGCGTACTCTGCTTGCTGTCTTGCGATCTGCTCTGCTCTATACTCTGCTTCACGCATGAGCAATTCTCTGTTCTGAGCTTCAAGCGCTCTGTTTCGCTTCTCGATGCGCCTGCGCTCGATTTCTTCTTTGATTGAGCTAATCAACATAATCAGCGCTAGCGATGCAAGCCATAGCGTAGCTCCTGCGATTTGGCTTAAAATTGGTGGTTCAGTCATTTGCTTCCTCCAGTTTTTCTAGTTTCTCTACAAATTCAACGTAGGCTTCATAATGTTTACCAGACACCTCACTGTCTTGATATGCTTTTTTTATCAATTCTTGGCCTGTTCCGTAGAAGCAACCAACTCTCCACATTTTATTTGATCTAGTATAAGTAAAATATCTACCGCTAGACCAGTTGTTTTTAAAGACGATGTAGTCTGCGTTACCAGAGACCCAAGCGTTACCAGAGACCCAAGCGTCACCATAGACCCTAGCGTCACCATAGACCCTAGCGTTACCAGAGACCCTAGCGTTACCAGAGACCCAAGCGTTACCATAGACCTCAGCGTTACCAGAGACCATAGCGTTACCATAGACCCAAGCGTCACCAGAGACCCTAGCGTTACCATAGACCCAAGCGTCACCATAGACCCTAGCGTTACCATAGACCTCAGCGTTACCAGAGACCCTAGCGTTACCAGAGACCCTAGCGTTACCATAGACCCAAGCGTTACCAGAGGAGCTTAGGTTGTCCTCTTTCTCTACATACCCACCTATTTCACCTTCTTCAACACTTCCAAAACTGATTAGGGCTTTAATTCTAAATAGTCTGATTCCAAAAATGGTAATCGTGTCATCTAGTAATAATTTAAATTTTTTATTCATCTTACTTTCTCCTTTAGTTCGTATTGCATTTTATTCTCCTTTAAACGGCTGTTCTTTCCCAATTTTTGTGATACCAGTCAATGACTGCATCCCGTGGGTATTTCTCACGCTTCCCTTTAATTCTCGGAAAGTCTTTATGACTATTAAAACGTTCATCAAATGTTCCTGTATCTTTAGTGCCGAGAAGCATTTCAGAACATTGCGACTTGTTCAATTCCATTGGATAGCGCCTTTTTTCGTCAGTCACAATAGTCATGACTTTAAGTGTTCTATCCATCAATCCAGCCTCGAACTGGTCTAATAATTGATTCATTAAGTCATTCATTATGCGTATCTCCATTTATATCCGTGAGTCTGTTTTTGATGCCCCATTGCTGTTGCTGATATTTTTTGTGGCGAGATGTCTGTTGCCATGGCTGCTAATTTTATTGAGTCAAAGGAATTCACGAGTTCTCCATCAAGGGATAACTGTTCTACTGGTTTGCAACGACCCAAAGCTGATTTCTTTGTTCTATTCCCGTGATTGGCATTTTCCCTATCTGTCGCCCATTCTAAATTTTCAATCCTATTATTAAGTTTGTTCTCGTCAATATGATTAACCGTTCGTTTATTGATTGGATTTGGTAGGAATGCTTCGGCTACTAATCTATGTACTCTTACTGACTTCCTTACTCCATCAAATGAAAGTGTCACTATTGCATATCCTGAAGATAAGCTTTGTTGCAAGACCTGTCCTTTTATTTTTCTTGTACA